TATTCCTAATTTCACTAAATATTGGAAAGTACAAACAGGCACACGAATGTTATTAGACCCTGGAGAAGTTAAAATGTTAACTTTTAAAGGTAAAAAAGGATGGTATGACGGTAGAAAAGCACAAGGGCTAGTAGCCCTTAAAGACATTACCACCGAATTTTTATTTATTGTAGGAGGCGGACCTAGCGCAGGACTAGTAGCCTCTACACCAATGCCAGAAATAGTGTGGACCAAAGAAATTCGTTGGAGACAAGAATTAGGATTTGGGAAACCACAAAATCTCCCACTCAGTGCTAGTGTCGTTTATTAACCCCTGGCTTATTGCGCAGCAATCATTACATGAGAAAAAGACCAATGGCTAGAGAGGATAACTCCCGTCCGGAAGGACCGCTGTCCGCGTAGGACTGTTTAAAGTTCATTTATTTCCCATCTGTCCTGACTAAGTTTAATTCTATCTGGATAAAAATTACTAAAGACAATAACATGGGGAACTACAAATTTAACCCTTTTTACTTCATATTTTGTTGACAAGAAGTATCCATTTTTGAATGCTTCAACAACTCCATAGGGGAACCTGTCTTCATGATCTCTAGGCCAGTCGAAGATGACAATTTTCTCAAACTTATAGGCGTAGAAGATATCGGCATGTTTTCCTCCTGTGACAATGTAGGCATCGGGACAACAGTTTGCAAACCAACTCTTTCCGGTGTTACCTGCGGAGTCATAGTACCATAACACTGCTCTCGGATCGGGGACAGTACAGCACGTAGTCCAGAGATTCGATTGCCAACCTTCACGCGGTTCGAAAACCGGTGCAACAAGCGACCTGATACGTGTCCTTTCGTAGACATGATCCACGAATCTAGGATACCTCGCCAACACTTCTGGGAATTCATCAACAACATCATCTCTATTTAACCCATTAGTAACTGAATCAACGAAGACTTTCAGATCGTTTCTCTTACCAGTGGATGATCCGATGTTTCCGAATACCCAAGGTCCCTCAACTCTTGATGCATCTTTTGTACAATAGTCAATAGCCTGCGCTTTACTTCCAGAGCGTCGCTCCAGATGGGCTCGTTCAAGTCCAACACACTGCTTGGCTTGAGCAATTGTTCGACGAGAAGTAAACTCGACATAACCTTGCAAATGAAGCGTACCAGATTCTCCTCTCTCCAGTTGGTAAACGAGACATTGGAGAAGGGATTCGTCAAAGGGGACTGCTGACTCATATGGCTCCTGAGGATTGTTAACTGTGAAACACCAAGCTTTAACAGAACGAGACATGAAAGTCCCTTAGGTGGTGGTCTAGTATTACCCACCACCTCGGGACTTGGGACTATTTATAGACCAAACCAAACCCCGCACGTTCTTTTTTTCAGACTCCTTCACGTAACTCCGCTGAAAAAAACACGTGAAACTCGCTTTTCTTTTATTTTACTTCACCATTGCGTTAATAGCTCGTGGATCATTAGCAGCTACTAGAGCAGCACTTGGAACAGCTGGATCGTTAATACCTTACGTCGGACCAGCAACTCAGGCAGCATCTTATATCGGATCAGCATACTCAGGTTATCGAACACTTAAAGACTACGTCTCATCAGCGAATAATATGGCCAAATCAATGTCAGGTAGGAAGCGGACTAAGTCTTCTTCAGGACCTAAGAAGAAGCAACGTACCGACCCAGCCCCGACAGCACAGCAGAATATTGCAACTAATTCCGCCAACCCAGCAACACGTATTGTCGATAAACAAACACCCAATGCGATCCTTAAAATGTATAGCAAGAAGAAGAAGATGTCTAAAGGTCAGAAACAAAAACGTAAAATGAAAAAGAAATTCGCAAAGAAGGTGCAGAAAGTGATGATTAAATTAGGGCCAGCCAATATTTATAAAGAATCTGCAACTGGAGCATGGGTTCTTCCTGCATACGTAGGCGCATGGAACGCAACCATGGCACAACAATGGGCCTTTAGTAGACCAACAACATCTGCAGATGGATTTGGGTACGGAGGCTGTTTCAATAATGGTGCGGAACGATTGCAAGATTGTTACAAATTATTGGATTATCAAAATAACGAGTTATTTTTATACACTGCTGCTGGCGGTACATCCGGAAATGTAGAGTCATTGGCCTCATTAACCACATCAAGTGCTATAGTGGCTAGGACCACAGCTGTGACCGGTAAAGTATGGATATCGGATATGACATATACTATGAGTGTACGTAATACTGCAACCATAGCAATGTCAATTGATATATATGAATTGGTAGCAAATCGCAATTATTCAGATACCTCACCATATTGTACTGCTGGTGAGGCATACACTGAATGCGTTACCAAGGAGAATTACACGTACGATACCCCTGGAGTCGGAGACCGTGTTAGACTACAACAACCACAAGCAACGCCTTTTGATATTCCTAATTTCACTAAATATTGGAAAGTACAAACAGGCACACGAATGTTATTAGACCCTGGAGAAGTTAAAATGTTAACTTTTAAAGGTAAAAAAGGATGGTATGACGGTAGAAAAGCA